TTGTTGCTGTGTTCACGCGCGGGCAGTTACATCACAGCAAAGGGAAACCATTTGCCACTCTAAAGGTCGTGGCGGAGAAGAGCTTCTATAGTCTGACCACCAATCTTGGTGACGGGGGGTGGCGCTTTAGTGCAGTGTTTTCCTCTCTTGTCGATATAAGTGTAGCCATCAAGCCACGCCTTACACCCTTCAGAAACACGGCAATACTCGTACAAAAGATCCTCCAACGTGATCCCGTATACGTCCCCGAGAAAATCCGAGAATGAATTTTCATCAACACAATCTGCTCCCTCAACCTTTGCCACAATCTGTTCCACCGTTCCCATTTCGTTCAGTTTTGTCAACCTCTCATCGAAAAAGGGTTTTTCGCTCATCTCCTGAGCGGACTGCAGCAAATGCTTGCTCAATATGGGCACGAACCGATGTTCGTACGCGGCTGAATAATACTTTCCAGCCATGTACTCCCGGTCGCCAACTGAAGTATTCAAGTTGGCTCTCACGTTCAGCTTTGCCAGAACGCGCCCAAACTGTGGGACTGGACGAGTTTTTCTAACATCGGACACATAGCGTTTCCTATAAAACGTGCCATGCTGCCGGGTTAGAGGGACCTGAACCTTGGCCTTCATCCCCACTGATGAAACCACTAAGGGAATATGCTCGCGCATTGGTTCAATGTCCTCCTTCCGGTATATCCCGTAAAAATCGTCCCCCCCGTGCACCTGTACGCTATTTCTAACCTGGGCATTCCACGCTGCTGCCAAGATCAAAGCCATTCCCACATACGAATTACCAGGCGTTGTAGTCGTCTCTCCCGACCAACGCCCGCCTTCAACAGTGGCCTCGATACCATACCGAGTCCACACGCGTACGGATGTGTTCTTTGCAAATTCCCTCACGTACCATGCCGGGGCTCCCAATTTTGCGTAGAACATCGCTTCAGGTCTGCGAAGTTCTGCACCTTGACTCCCATCGTTGTTCTCCATGTCACTCTCAAATGCCTCACCCGGAGTCGAATGTATGATATCGCCGAGTTCCTCACCAGAAACTCCGCACGCGAATATCACGACGTTGCCAGTGTTCTTTGGGTTTCTCTTGCTGAACACTTCTTTCATTCTTTTTTGCAGCTCAACTGCAACACAGCCAGTCAGTAAATTGTACATATCTGTACCCTGATACACAACCCGTGGCTGGGCTCCGTGGTCTTTGAGAAGGACTTCCTGCTTTGCAAACACGTGCTTGGTATTTCCGTCAAACTTATACTCTCCGCTCTCGAAAGCGCGCAACAGCTTCTCTGCCTTGGCTGGCGAACAAGTGCCTATGTACTTGTCAATCAGCTCCTTATCAACCCGAATTGTGTCCAACGGGTCGAACTTGTCCAGAAGAAGCCTGTGACCGAGCTCAAAATTGGTCATGTCAGGCACACGTGGCGCATAATCACAGCGCTTCTTCATGGCATGTGCAGTGGCTCCTGCAGTGTTACTTGGTATAGTTATTGGGACTCCCTCCAATATCGGTCCTCGCACGACACCCACGGACGAAACGTGGTCGTCCTTGACGCGACTGACATTGACTGAGGCTCTTATGTTTGCAAAGGCAACTTCAGAATCATACTTGGTGTGTCCGTCATATTCGACGCCATCCGGTTTCACACTAGCACGCTTTTGAGTCACATTGGCATGTGCCTTTGCTCTCTTAA